CTGCGGCGCTTGACCCTTTAATTATGAAGGACATGCGCATTGGCGCAGATATTCGCCAGCAAGGCGTTCAGCGCGTAGCAGACATGTCTCGAAACAAGACTGTTGCTATGCTTCGAGCGCAAGGTCGGAAAGACCTAGCAGACGCAGTGATGAACCGCACCATTGGCGCGAAAGAGGCGTTTAGCGTTATGCAGAGTGAGAAGGCTGCTGACTTGGCGTTTAAGAGGCAGCAGGCGCTTGCAGGGGGTGGAAATAAAGACACTGCTTTGATACGCAATGCGATTGCTGCTGGCTACAAACCGGGAACCCCAGAATACACCAGATATATAGCTAGCGGTGGAGATATATATAGCCAAGAAACCGCTTTAATGCAGATGCTTCCAAAGCCAGAAAGCGGCATGACATACTCTTTTGATAGAGATCAATCCGGAAAAATATCTGGATACAAGTTGGTTCCAATTCCCGGAGGGTCTGTTGAAAGGGAAAGAATTGAACTAGAGGCTGGAAGAGCTGAAGCACAGCAAACTCAACAACAAAAAGACATTTCTTTTTATGCTGCTGGGGAAAGGGTTCTGGGGCAGCTTGGAAAAGAAGATGCCTACCTGCCTGCCACTGGAGTCCTCGCTGAGACAGCACGAAAAACTCCATTTATAAAGTTATTTGCTCAACGGCAGGAAAATGTTGCAGAAGACTTGGCGATTATGGAAAGTCAAATGCAGTTTGAAACGTTGGCAGCACTTAAAGCTGCAAGCCCTTCTGGCGCGTCTGGTCTTGGCCAGCTAACAGATGCAGAGCGTCGCGCATTAGGAAAAATACAATCTAACTTTGCGTCCAGTCAGGATGAAGCTGCTATTAAAAGAACAATACGCTCCTCAATGTTAATGAAATCATATTTTGAAAATGGCTTATACGACCCATCCATTAATGGGTACAGAAATGCTACGGACTCAGAAATAGATAAAATGACTATGGGAATTAACCCATTTGCAAACCCTTCTGGGCCAAGGCTGCAGGATGTTGACAGGTTTCTTGGCGATCCCCCTGCAAGTAACGGTGTTAACTCTGGTAGCGTCATAGACCAAGCAGATAAAATTATTGGAATTGGGAACGGAGGTACTCCATAATGGCCGGGCTGCAAGATAAGGCCGAACAATACGCCAATTGGCTCGTCAGCAATCAAGACAAAAAAGAAACTGACGAGTGGCAAACTGTTTCGCAGGCTTATGCGCAGGTAAGGCGGGAAATGGTAGGCTCACTTTCCCAAAAATCTGTGCCAGAAGAAAATATAAACATGTTTGCAGACGCGGTTGGCGCAGGCGTTGCGGGTTTTGGCCGTGGCGCTATTGGTACGCTTGAATTGCCTGAGATGGCAGGGCGCGCCCTACTTCGCGGTGGTCAAGAGGCGCTGCAAGCTGCTGGATTTGACGTTGGTGAAGACTTGCCAATATTTGACACTAAAACCGGACGAGTTTTGAGGTCCGGGGTAGAGGCGGTCGGCCTTGGCGATGAGCTTGATTATCGCGGCCAGACTACTGCTGGCAAGTTCGCAGGTACAATCGCTGAGTTTGCGGGTGGAGCTGGGGCTTTGGGGGCCGCTGGAAAGGCCGCTAAAGCTACTGGCAAATTTGCGCAGGGTTTTGGCAGTGCGGCTCCTGTAGTGGGTCGCGCTGGAGAGAGTTTATCTGCCGCTGGCTCCGCCTTGCAAAAAGCTGGCCTCTCAGCTCCAGCGCAAGCAACAGCAGTTGTTGCTGGAGCGGGTAGCGAAGCTGCGGGGCAAATGGTTGAGGGTAGTATTTTTGAGCCTGCGGCAAGAGTGGCGGGCGCTTTAGCTACACCCGCCGCCGCAGCAAAAACCTTTAATCTTATGGCGCGACCTTACGACAAGTTAATAAAGCCGAGACAAATGGCTAAAAACATAAACACAGGCGTTAACTACGTTGATGAGGCTTTAGGAAAGGCAATAACTCAGCCAACGTACAAAAACCAATTAATTGCAAAGAATGCAGCATATAAAGCTGCAGACAATTTAGGAGATGCTTTTTCCCCGATAGAAATTTCTGGAATGGCTGAAGGCGCTAGAAGCCGCCTGTTTGCCGCTGAAAACGGAATGACTAAATTTAATCCAAAGCTGGATGATCACATATCTAGGGCGTTGGAGCGTATAGACGATGCTGCAACAACAAGCACAGGATTTATTGGCTTGGACACCCTTAAGCGAGATTTGTACTCCATTTACAAAAAAGGAAGCAAGACTGGAGAAAAACCTTACGACCCAAGGCTAAGGTCTATTATTGACGATGTAGACGATTTAATGGCAACCAAGGCTCAGGGAAGCAGGCTGATGAATGCCGCAAGGCTTGCAAACAAACGCTTAAGGAAAAGTGAAGTTTTGCGCGATAAGTTGGCACAGGCTGAGCTTTCAGCGGCCTCGTCTGGTTCGGGCGGGAACACTTTAAACAGATATAAGCAAGTTATAAATAAATTAATGACAGACAAGAGGAGCAGCGCATACTTTGACGAAGGCGAGCTGAGGGCTATGGATGCTATTGTCCGAGGAACAATCGGGAGTGATGTTTTGCGAAAGTTGGGTGGTTTATCACCCACGGCCGATAATATGCGGGCTTTAATCGGCAGCGTACTTGCAATACTTGAGCCTGTTACAATGACCGTATCTGCAACTGGTTTTGCGTCAAAGTTTCTTTCTGACAAGGGCATAAAAAGCCAACTTACTGACCTAGACCGTTTTTTATCAACAGGCATTAGCCCAACAAAATTAGCGCCACAAATGGCTCCTAGAACACTAGGCCTTGCACCACAACTTCCGCAGGAGCAGCAATAATGGAACTTAAACCAAAATTACGCAGCGAAATTGAGGCCATTGTTCAGGACGCAATCTCAAGTGCAGTGGACTTCATTGAGAGTGAGATCAGCGATGATCGGATCAAGGCTCAGCGCTACTACGATGGCGAGGTTGATCTTGGCTATGAGGATGGACGCAGCAAGGTTGTAGCCACAAAAGTACGGGATACTGTACGTTCCGTGAAGCCAAGCCTGATGCGCATATTTCTCAGCACAGCCAAGCCAGTTGAATTTGTGCCGCGTGGCCCAGAGGACGTGGCGATGGCCGAGCAGGCCACTGAGTTTATGCACCACGAGTTCACCCGGCTGAACGGATACCGCGTCATCAACGACGCCTTCCAAGATGCGCTGGTTAAAAAGCAAGGTATCGTGAAGGCATACTGGATGACATATCCAGAGGCCGAGATTTTCACATTCACCGACCTATCCGACGATGAATACACATATCTGGTGGACGATGACAACGTAACTGTGCTTGAGCATAGCGTTGAGATGGTAATCTCAATGGATCAGATGGGCATGGAGATTGAGCTGCCCGTCCATAGCGTAAAGCTAAGCCGCCAGAAGGAAATGGGCGAGCTGTGCATTGAGAGCGTCCCGCCGGAAGAGTTCTTCATCAACCGTGACGCACGCAGCTTTGACGATGCGTATATAGTTGCGCATCGCACAGACATGCGCGCTGGCGATTTGATTGCGATGGGCTACGATCCTGACGTTGTTCTCAAGCTAGATAGCTTGGAGAGCGGGTCAGAAATGACAGAGGCAGAGGTGTATGAGCGCCGTGGCTATGACATGGATACCTCTGACAATGATGAGCAAGACCCAGCAATGCGCAACGTCACTGTGACGGAAGCGTATATGCGGATTGACGCTGACGGAACTGGCGTGCCAATTCTGCATAAGCTCACATGCGGCGGCACTGCCTATGAGCTGCTGGACTTTGAGCCATGCGATGAGTTGCCGTTTGCCAAGTTTGAGATTGACCCAGAGCCACACACATTTTATGGCCGCTCACTGGCCGAGATCGTTATGGATGACCAAGACGCTGCCACATCTGTGTTGCGTTCTATCCTTGATAACGTGGCGATGACAAACAACCCTCGCCTTGGCATCGTTGAAGGCGCAGTTAATATTGACGACGTTCTAAACAACGAGATTGGCGCAATCGTGCGTATGCGCCAGCCCGGATCAGTTCAAGAGTTGTCCGTTCCATTTACTGCCGGGCAGACACTTGGCGCGCTGACATACCTAGATGGCCTCGTGGAGAGCAAGACAGGCGTTTCCAGAGCCTCAATGGGCCTCGA